TGAGAGCCTTCAATAGTCCCTTGACCAACAGCAGCACCTTGGATAGTTCTACGCACTCTTTCGCTCTCAGCAATCCTCTGAGCGATTCTACCGGCTTCACTAGCACCCGCTGTAGCTGCTGAACGTGCTTCACCAGCAAATCTTGAGAGGTTTTGGGAACCTTGCACAGTGGCACTACCAACTTTAAACACTGCTGATTTACCAAAGAGCCATTTGACCGCATTGATAATTGGCGACAAGAGTTTGCCAATGAACGTCAATACATTCCCAAAGATCATCGCAACATAGGCTGCAATCTTACCTAGACCAGCAAAGATTTCATTCAGACCAACACCCAAAGTGTTCTTGAGCCAATGGTCAGTAAACACTACAATATCCCTGAAGAGTGCTGCGATGAGTCTCAGTGGGAATATTACAGTTCGTATGACGGTTGATAAGAAGGAGAACAACATAGACATCACAGGTTGCATTGCTGTGAATACATCTGACAGCATATTGAATACTTCTGTGAATAGTTGTCCGATTCCTGATTGGAATATGGCGTCTACTAGGAGTTTGCCGTTGGCTACCATCTTTTGAAAAGCGATGTTCATGGTCTTCATTGCTTTCGCAAGACCGGGAGCAGCCATCTCTTTCATTGCTTTTGTAAAAGCAGGCATGAACTTGTCTACAGAAATTTTTCCAAGTTCCATCTGTTTAGTGAACTCGGACATTGTCATGTTCATGGATTTGGCTGCGAGTTGCATTGCAGCGGGCATCATTTATGTTCACATAAGGTCGTTAATCTTATGCCGCTATTTATAGCTGCTGCATATTTCTATACAGATCAGATCATATCACGAACCCGAAGGTTCCTCCCCGTTTCGACTCACTTGAGCCTACATAATGATCGTTGCACCTTCTCACTAGAGCTTGGCTCAGGATTATCTACAGCGTTACCTGTTTAGACTTCCCCTGAATTAGAGGAGTTATTCAATGTGTATCACTACACAAGGCCGCTATTTTTAACGGTCGCCCAATTGCAGTTTCCAATATGTTCGAGAGGGGGCGCTACACCCCTCCCCGTTCTCTTATGAACTGCTACGGGTTTCCCCGCAGATCGGACTATATCTTCATCTACAGCATTACCTGTTTAGATGGTCAGCACTTCCACTGTCAATCGCTTACAGTGTACTCCCCGTGGGGATAGTCTCTGAAGTCGTGTGTAAATATTTTTTGGAAATATTTTTATACGCTTTGCCACGTTTTATGTTTGAAACAGTCTGCTTGGTTGTCCCAACAATCTTTGCTATATCTGAGCCGCCCAAACCTTGGTTGAGCATTTCACAAATTTCTCTCACTTGGGTTTCCTCTAAAGGTGGGGTCAGGCTCTTCCTGTCTCGCAATTTATACTTATCAGATATTTCAACCCAACACGCCTTACGTGCGATGTGGTTAACTGTATCTAAAGTGACATTGCAATCTCGGGCAATTTCTTTATGGGTCTTCGTGGTGCTTTGAAGCATGAAACATACATTATGTACTTGCTCCTCAGTGCACCCACTCCTCCCAGCTTTTTCACCTCTACAGTGATAGAGACCGAGACTCCTTGCGTGTTCCATATTTTCCTTATGTGTACACCACTCTAGGTTGCCAGCAGAGTTGTTCAACTTGTTAGCGTCTATGTGGTTCACACAGGGTAAATAGTGGGGGTTAGGCACGAATGCTTCTGCCACCAACCTATGTACACTTTTTGGATAAGCCTTCCCGTCACGGGACAGACTGACATTTTCATACTTACCTTGAGACACCCAAGTCTTCTTCTTCCTCATGGCACTTCTTTTACTTGTGTAGACGTTACCTTGGTCGTCTATATAGTAATCTGAGAAACCTTCAATTTCTTTTATTTCCAAAACACATCCCCCTATAAATGAACTACACCGTCCACTTATAGAGTTTACACACTTACCTGCGGATTGTCCATACCTTCAAGATTTTTAGGGGCCGCCAGTATGTCACCATCTGGTATCCTACTCGAAGTCTCGCTGGATGTTCCCGCAATTCACTGACTTTATTATTCCACATATTTCTATGCAGCGAGTCGAAAGTCCAACTCTTCTGACATGACAACACCTTTCGCCATCATTTGCTCAAGTGCTCTGATAACGCCCAATTGCTCATCTTGACGTAGTCCAAACACAGCACTAGCCTCGCTAATTCCAGCAAACTGCTCTTTCATATCGGCTATCGTAAAGCCCATTTCCTTACCGGCAATAGCAAATCTAGCGAAGCCTTTAGCACTCTCTGCCGCACCGATACCTAATCTCTCAGACTGGGCGATCAGGAAGTCCATCATCTCTCCAGCCTGCTCAGCACCAACAGCAGTCTCGAGCATTACCCTTGCACTTTCAAACTGACCGCCGACAGCACCAAGTCCGACAGCGCCAGCATAAGCACTATACGCTCCGGTGGCCGAGGCTACAGCCCCGCGCATCTGATTAAAACTCATGGAAGTATTCTGAGCAGCTCTCCCTTGCGCTCTAAGGCTCTCTACAAGTTGCTGTGAGGCTCTGTTGTAATGCCCCATGGTAATGACACCATCTCTGAGCTTCCTGTTGTAACGCTCCTGTGCCCGCTGTGCTGCCCGTAGAGATCTCTCTGTGACCCTACCATCACTTCCTTGTGCAATCCTTGCTAGACGAGCCTGAGAGCGTGCCATACGATCCCTGTGATCTCTCTCAGCACGCATAGCATTCTCAGCAACCTTCCTTTGCTGCTTCTCTTGTCTTGCCATCCTCGCTTGAGTCTTAACAGAATTCTCTCGTAACTTATTCTGCTTACCAAGCACCCTAGCAGTATCAACAGAATCTTTCTTAACTTCCTTGGATTGCTTTGCCACCTGCTGTGTCACTTTAGCATTCTTGGCTGTAAAGCCAATCTTCACATTCCCTCGTGTCAGCTTCTTAACATCTCGGAGATTCGACTTTAATTCCATCAAATCCCTTTTGAACTTCCTGAGCGTCTGTATAGATTTTCGATCAAACCTATACTTCACCTCAGAATATATACCAGCGACTCTATCTGAATCAGCCATTAGCGTACCCCTCTCGGCATACCTTTCTTCTGAGAAGCTTCAATTTCTTTCATCTGCTCATCTTGGATTACGTCTCTAATATCTAAATACTCATTAACTTTCAAAGCAAAGTCTAAAGTACAATTCAACATATCATTAAGGGATGCGCTAGAATGTTCAGAGAACACGGGGCGGAACACAAGAAGCTCCATAGACTCAATGGACGTATCTTCATCAATCTTCTTATAGAGCTTTTGCATCCTCTTAGATTGACGGTTTACATCCCCATTAACATCCCTTGCAAACCGTCTTCGAATAAAGGGCCAACGTTCACCTTGATCACTTCTGCACAAATCTTCAGAACATGAGCAAAGTTCATTCCATAGGTTTCCTCAAGATTCTTCAGGGAAGCCATCTGAGGAACACCGTTGTCATTCTCTACCAACACACCATCAAGCAATGTAGGGATAGTGACACTCAGATCATTCTCCCCTAATGCTCGCACAACGCCATGAATAACGGCTGCTGTATACATACCTTCTGAGTCATCCTCACCAGCCATTGCAGCAGCATTAGCGAGTGGTTCTGCAACCAAAGGCATAACATACTTAGCATTCTTAATTTGTGTCTGCATGTTCCACTCAGGAATGTAGACACCTCTTTTGTTAATCTCAACGCGATGTCCTTGTGGACGTGGCATTGCATTATCTTGATTCATTAAAATCTCCTTAGAATGTTTCGCCGCATTCATTTAGCTTTCTTTAGAGCTAAAAAAAGGAGAGCCGAAGCCCTCCTTGTTATTTTGTGAGCTTCGTTAGATTGCTTGGTTTGCCAGAGCAAACGCAAGGTTCTGAGCAAAGTTCTCAATGTACTGACCCTGACGAATGGAAGTCAAAAAGAACGTGTATTCCCTTGATCCAACCTCGTCACCGTACGTATGAGAAGCATCAGTCTTAAGCCACGCTTGTGAAGCACTGAATTTCTCAGCAGAGGACGGGTCGAAGCATTCGATAGTAACTACCGGCGGGTAATCGGCGTGCATCATTTGTTCAAACTGAGCAACACTCGGGCTGTTATGCTGGAGTGTTACTGTCAGTGTACCTGTTGCGTTTCGATTGATTGCTCGGCTTACTTCACCCTTGATACCTACCGTCTCACTTGAGAAATCTTCATTACGCTCAACGGTAATGGCGTCTCCTTCTTGGAAACCTACGACGGGGAGCTTATCAACCGTCAGCACAACTGCTTGCGGGTCATAAGTACCCAGATAAAAACCACCTGACATACTGTATATCTCCTACGGTTGATTAAGAAAGTGAAATGTAGCCCCGAACTGGCTGAAGATAATGCACAGCACCAGCAAGGACAGCTTCAAATTGTACTTGGTTCAGCTCACGATTCGCCTTGTCATTGTCAGGAATATCAGCGATATTCGGCATGATGACAGTTGGAGCCGGAGAAGCAGCCAAGAAGTTACGGGCAACCGCAAGGTTCAGACGCTCATAGATAACGCCTTCGATAACAGTCAGGCCAACTTGGTCGTAGGAAACCTTACGGCCCAAATCAGATTGACGCTTGAGTAAGCCGAACAAATCTTCTTCTAACGTAATGTTCAAGAGAGTTCGCTAGGCTCTCCCCGCACACTTAAGTGCCGCTACGTGTCTCCACGCAGACCAGATCATATCACACTCTTCAGCTTTACCTGTTAAGAGTCCTCCCATTTCGACTCGCTTGAGTCTACGCCACTAGGGCTGATCGTTGAACGTTGTTGTATGTACTGTCTCGCTAGTTTCTTATAACGTTTGCAATCCCGTATATCTCTAATGTATCGCACAGGATAGTCATCAAAGATTTCAGAGATACGCTTCAAGGGCACACCAGCGTTTATGTGTTCGCAAATTTGAATCACGGTACTCTCGTCGAGAGTCTTTTTATTTTTACGTTGTAGCGTGTACTGGCTCGATATATCTTTCCAAACCTTGCCTGTCCTGATCAGTGAAACGACTTGGAAGGATACTCCTGTCATTTCCTCGATCTTCAGGGAGCTATAACGGTTTTGCTCTAAAAGTTTACAGACTCGATGAATAGTTTCTTCAGAGTATTTATTCTGAGGGTTACCTTCACCCTTAATCGGATTAAGCCCCGTGTCGATAGCGTGTTGGTTGTTTTCCGAGGCGGTTGCCCACTCAAGGTTCTCAACCCGGTTGTCATTCTTGATCCCGTTCTTATGATTCACATAAGGTTTGTTCTCAGGATTAGGAATGAATGCTTCGGCTACAAGCCTGTGACCAGACTGTTGAATCCGTTCACCATCAACATGTAGACTGTATTGTTCATACCAACCAACTTCTCTACAAGTGGGGTTGACTCGAACAACGTCACCAGTCACAGTGCTGTAAACTTTACCAGTATCGCTCACATAATACCGTGGCGCATATTCAATTTGCTTTAATTGCAAGACAATTTCCTCCATAGTAGTTTATGTCCCTACTTATGGAGTATACAACCTTCGCTGCTGATTGTCTATATCTTTACGATTTTCAGGGGTCGCCAGTATGTCACCATCTGGTATCCTACGTAAAGCCTAACTAGACTTCCCAGCAATTAGAGAGGTTTTCATAAACCCTTTCGAGTTTATGCCGCTATATCAAAGTAACGGGCTTCTAACCAGAGCGCACCACGGGTAACATCGAAGAATCGACCAGAGACCATCTTACCATCAAGAGCAAACCCAACGCCTGCGATCATGACGTATTGGAAACCGTTGTTGTCCTTGATATAGTTCGCTTGAGTACGAGTCCAGCGATTCGTCGGTACTCCCGGTAGAGTCTTACCATGCAGAGTAGAGCTACCTTCACGAAGACCAGCCATAGCACCTACAACAGCACCTTCAGGGTAAACTGTGTCTGCATCAGCGTGTGGCCAAAGCATGGTGTTGTTGTACTGAAGGTCTTTCAAAGTTTCCAGAAGGTTGCCAGCAGTACCAGCAGGGATGTCAGCAGAAGCACTTGAAGTGATATACATCTTACGTTCTGCTTCAGCATACTGTGCAATCGCTTCTTGTTCAGCAGCAGTGTGAGTGTCTGCCAGAATGAAGAACCAATCGGTAGTTTCGT